GCCGTCGGTGATGGTCAATGTTGCACCATTGGTAGGTGCTGTGATATTGATCTTGTTGATGCTGGTTGCTGTCGCCACACCCAATGCTGGTGTTACCAATGTGGGCGATGTATTGTAAACCAACGTTCCTGTGCCGGTTTTGTCAGCCAACACTGTGGCAAATTCTGCACTGGTTGTTGGCGCAAACACGCTCAACTTGCTGCTGCTGTAAACTATGTTACCGCCGGTGCCAAAATTCACAGTTGATGCATCAGATGCTGTAAATGTCAAACTGTTGTTGACTACTAAAGACTTATTATCCGCTATGGTTAATGTAGCACTATTAGCAGGAGCAGTGATCACCACTTTGTTGATGCTAGTGGCTGCTGCCACACCCAAAGTTGGTGTTATTAGAGTTGGGCTACCTGAAAATACCAATTGTCCTGTGCCAGTGGTTCCTGTTAAGGTAACACCTTCAATGGTAGCGTGCCCTAAGATCACCGGACTGGTAATTTCTGGTGTGGTCAATGACTTGTTTGACAGTATTTCGGCACCACTTAAAGTGGCCAATACACCCGAGGTTGGCAGTGTCAGCGATGTATTGCCTGTCAGTGCCAGTGCTAAGTTGTGTGGTCCTGTAGTAGAAAAACTTCCGCCCAAGGTAATTGTTTTGGTTCCGTTGTTGATTCCGGTTCCGCCGTATGCTGGAGCGATGACCGAGCCTTGCCATGTACCAGCAGTCAATGTGCCAACCGAAGTTAAACTAGAATTAATTACACCGCCGCCTAAAGTGGTTGCTGTAAGTACATCGTTTCCGGCAATTTTATAGGTTTTGTTAACAGCAAGATTTAAAGTTTCGCTGCTGTTAAACGCTCCAGTGGCATTGGTCCAAGTAAATGTTTTATTAGTGGTACCTAATATGGTAAATCCAGCACCATCGGCACTTAGTTCATCGGGGTTAGTGACCTTGGCTAATTCTAAATTCTTGTCAGATATGGTTATTGTTGTTGATGACAATGTGGTAACTGTGCCATTGACTGTCAAGTTGCCCAGTACAGCAAGATTATTGTTAACAGTTGCTGAACCAATTACATTTAAAGACCCAGGAACATTAATAGAGCCCGGTATCGACGAAGATCCATCAGATCCAAGATTCCAAGTGCCACCGGCTGTTTGTAATACTATGCTGCCATGATAAAGACTATTGGTTGAATTGGTTCCGGCACGTATTAGAACATTACCTGCCTGAGCAGTTCCTGAAGCATCACCGGACAGCACTCTGATATTGCCAGACGATCCAGTGCCAGTTGATCCTGCGGCGAGTAAAAAGCCGCCTGCTCGTCCTGAACCAGTTGATCCAGCAGTAAAACTAAATCCACCGGCGTCGCCCAAGTTGGTCGATCCTGCTGTAATAGCAACTGCACCACCTTGCCCAGTACTGGTTGAACCGGCGGTCAGGCGCAATTCCCCACCGTCGCCGGTGACAGCAGTACCCAATGTTATTAACAAATCACCACCGTTGCCAGGTACATCAGTCACTGAGTTACCAGTGTTGATATGTACATCACCGCCGTCGCCCAAGGTAGTTGAACCTGCTATCAATCTTAGTGTTCCACCAGCACCATTGGTAGTGGATCCTGTTTTAATAGTTACCGCACCGCTGTTGCCATTGGCAGTATCAGCACTGGCCACTGTGACCGCGCCGGTGTTACCAGTTGTAGTAGCACCACTGCGTACAGTGAAACTGGCTGTGTCAGTGTTTAAACCTGGTGAATCCTTGGTGCCAATTCGTGAATTATCTGATAATAAAATGTTACCAGATCGTGACAACGAATATGAAAGTCCTGAATCAGATGTAACTGTAACACCATTGGCATTGATTCTTACGTTACCGATTTTTAAATCAGTGACATCTAGTATGCCAGCCTGATCAAGAACAAAATTATAATTGCCATTGCGGAACACCAAACCGCTACCAACGCCAGCAACACTTGCTGGACCAATGCTCATTGAACCAAGCGATGTTTCCCACATTAAAGCACTGCCAGTTATAGCAGGGCTTGCACTGAAATCAACATAAGGTAAAATTAAGTTTCCAGCAACAGGATCTAATTGTATATTAAACACTTGCCCGTTGTCAGGAACTACTCTAATATTACCCTTATCGGCCACTAACTGATTTATTTGAGACTGTAAGTTCGCATAGACCGTGGTAATATTCGACTGTAAATTAGCATCACGTGCATTTAAATTTGCGTAAACTGTGGTTATATTTGCCTGTAGGCTAGCATCACTGCTGGCTCTTACATTGGCTTCAATCACAGCATTGGCTCTAATACTGGTAATAGCAGTAGCAGCCTCGGTTAAACTGTCAATGGTAGCAGGATCAAAATTTTGGCGCATGTAGTCAATTTGACTCTGCAAATTGGCCAAGAATCCTGTGTCGAGAATGATGTTACCGCCGGGTATTACCCCGTCATAAACACGAATACTTTTTAGTGTGGTATCGTAGGTTATTTCGCCCATGTTACCGACGTAAGCACTGCTAACAGTGGCATTACCTCTTTTTAAAATAAATTGTTTAATGTTTATGTTAGCTGCCATGATTAAATTGTCCCACCGTCTATTAGAATTCCTCCATCCTCAACATCAGGTAATGAACTGGAATAGTAAGCATCCTCGACCACCAATTCAATTGGCACAGTGTAGTTTTGATCACCGTATAATGGTCGCTCAGCATTGGTCACACGATCAATAGTTTTAAAAGTCAATTTGTACTGTACTTGAGTTAAAGAGTTAATCAAGCTACTTTTAAGAGTAAATGTTCCTTGTCCGGCGGCTGCGTTGCTCATAATCACCGGAAACGCTTCTAGTGTAAGTTGATTAGCATGATCCTGAATATATCCTTGAACAGCATATCCAGTGAGGTTAACTGGTTTTTGATCTTGATTTTTTGCCACAAATTGTAGAGTATTATCAATGCCTCGATAAATTTTTATTGTTCTGGTGTACACTTCTCTATTCCTTGTTGTAAAAAATCCAGGGTCCTGAAATTGAACCTCGACGATATTCGGATATAAATATGTTTGGATTGTAGTCATATTTTACTATTTATTGCAACGTGGAAGAAATTAAAACGCTGTTAAGCCAGTACCCATTCATCACTTACCTTATTTACGGAGGTAACGAATACATCGGAATCATACAAAATTCCGATGAACAAATTACTACAATTTATGATTTTGGTAGTTTGAGAACCGCAGATCAAAAGAAAAAATTCTTAAATCTGGGCGAACAGTGGTGGTGGGAAAGTAATAGGATGATTCCGATCAATGTTTTTCTAAAACATGATTGGGCAGAGTTTAAATTCTGTGTGAAAACAATGAATAGCAAGGATGTGGACATACGCATGGGGCCACATCTTAACTTAAAAGAAATGAGTGCTAAACGATCAAAGCGTCGAAGTATTACCTTGGTGCGCAAGGTCCAATAAATTCATATGCACCACGCAAAGATGTGCATATGAAATCGAGTGACTCTTTTTAAAATAATAATCACCATCCGCGGGTCTGTCCCATACTGTTTGAGCCACATCGCTCCATGTACGTCCTATTAGATGCCGCTTGGCTGGACGTATCACTGCTAAGAACATGGCCAGTCGCGGAATGCTGTTGACAGGCTCGGGCATGCGCAATAAAGTATCATAGTGATTACCAATGTGAATTATCTGCTCACAGAATGATCGATCCTGTAATCGTGCCCAGGGAGGGTCACGCTGCATGAGTTCATTGAGATGTGATTCATCACGTACTTGGTTGTACACACCTACATTAAGAAAATCTAATTTGATATAACCACGTTCTTCGGCTTGCTGATAGTCTAGGGCACTGTTTCCAGTGGCAGGATCTCTAGGAATCTCTGTGACATAAACGCCAGTATTATGCTTGACACGACCCGAGTCACGTTGAATAGCAGCAGGGACATGCTGTACCACACGCAATATCTGTTCGCGATCTGCAAAATCAATGTCAACGTCGCTGGTAAATTTCATAGGAATGCCAATTTGAGTATCTTACTGACAAAAGCAACATCTTCTGGCAAGTCTCGGAATCGTGATTGCCAATATGCGGGATTAATGATGCTGTTGATAAGGGCCACTTGATCCTCGTTTAACCGCCCAAGAAAATCTTGTCCAGACTCGCAGTTGTAAACGGCCCATGGACTGATCCTACCTGATGCAATATGATAGCAAATTCTGTTTTCATTGACCAGTCTAAAATAATCTCGATACCCATTGCGTATTTCAGGATGTTCGTGTACAAAATCAACCATGGTCTGAACGGATCTTTCTAGTGCATCTTGTACACTTTCCCGTTTGACATAATCAATCAACCATTCGCTGTAGTAGGTATCACTGCACCATTGATCCAACTTACGATTGCTTTTTAAAAGCCAGCGGGTAAAGTTGGCAAGGTTAATGCAATGAACGCTGTGACAATACCGACCAAAACGCACAAAAGCAGTATAATAAGGACTGTCCACAAATTGTTCGTAGGTTTTTGATTTCCCTGATTGTGTAAATTCATAGAATATTAGATATGATCGAAAACCCCATTGTACTCCAATTTCTTTCTCCTGTTGGAATCTGCGTTTACGCTCACAAGAATGACTGGTCAGTGTGCTTTCTTTAGAAAACTTTTTATGACAATATCGACATTCATAGTTCATCTTTGATTCTTTTTTCGTCCCACCCAAGCCCACGAGCCATGTCGCGCAGTTGGTCTCGAGTGTTAATTTCTGCCATTAATTCAAGTTCTTTTGTATTCAAATGCGGAAATTGTTGTTCCAAAAATTTTATAGCCCGACTGTCTGATTCTTTTTTCTTGGCATTCAACCAGTAATGCCGCTGATTGCCTAGCCCGGGGCTCACTGTGGTACAGGTCAACCATTGTAATTTTGGGTGGCGACCTATGTCAAAAAAGTTTTGATTTACTCGTTCATTGTGTGCTCGCAAATACCATTCTTGTAAGTCAGGCGAGCCTTCAACGTTGGCTCCATACTTCATCATCAAATAGGTACTAAACTTTTTACGTTCTTCGTCAGTGAGTTCATCATAAAACTCTCGTTCCTTTGAATCAAAGGCTCTCATTTCATTTTGAATACTGAGTTTGTCTGCCATTACCAAGCCTTTCCGAAATCAACTACTTCACTGACACGACTGATATCTTTTACAAAGTAAGCACACAAGGGATTATCAGCATCACTGTCCACTGGCACTGCCAGCATTTGTCCTGGTTTAAGTTTGGGGAAATACCATTTAACGTCTTGATATATGTCTACAATTTCCACTGGGTGAAATTCTGGCCTATAACTTTTTACTGGGTTAAAACAAAAAGCACTGAACCCACGGTCATTGATTGACGTCAATGGCACCACTTCAAGATCACCAAGGTCAGTTTCACCAATCAGCAGTTGCCAGTCCACCGGCATCTTCACAGTGTGCTCACCTATGCGTAGAACCAGAGCCGGCGAGTTAAAACTTTCTAAAAATATCAGCGGGATAAAAAAGTAGTCAGGTGCTTTGGGATCCGAATTATCAAGTACGCAAAATCTAAGGTCCTCGACTTCATCGGGAATTTCATTGAGATCGTATGATCTATTGGTTTCTAAGTTTAATATTCTGCTCATGGTGTTATTATATGTAATTTACTCGCTCAAGGTCAAAGGGGTAGTTAGCCTCTCGATAAAAATTCTTACGCTGTGTGAGATGCCGCTTGGCAAACTTGCAGGTACTGGTTATGTCCCAGATTTGTACGAAGTCTTTGTCTGACGCTTTTCTAATGCCGCGCCCAATGCTTTGTATGACACGTACAAAACTCTTACCAGGCTCAATAAGCACAAGATTAAAAATCCTAGGGATATTGATGCCAACTGCCGCCACACCGTAGGTGGCGACAATGACTTTATCTGATGCCGTTGCCACTTCGTCATATTCTTCCTGCCTATCGGTGCCTTTGGTAGCACCACTGACAAATACTGCGTCACGTATACGCTCAACCAAAGCACGCCCAGCACCCACACGATCGATCAAGATCAGTGTGTTGCCTGATCTGCGAACCTGCTCAATCATGCTGGCAATGTAGTCTAGTCGTTGATCATTTTCTAGTAAGTACTTTAATTCAGTCTGATAGTTACTGAATTCTTTGTGATCTGCCAATTGGACAATGTTCACGTGACATTGTGCCAATACTCCTTGATCCTGTAGTTCACTGGCACTGAGTTGCCCTATCACTGGACCTAGTGTGCACAATAAAGCCAACTTGTTATAGTCCTCTTTGGGCACTGTACCAGTTAACCCCCAACGAATAGGCACAGTGCTCATTACACCAGTTAGCAGTGTTTTTAGTGCATCGGCTTTGGCCATATGAACTTCATCTACAATCACACAGATCACATTTTCTAAAAACTCACCAATGGTGATGTCAACATCACCAGACTGGGTGTTTTTTAATAACACATTAAGACTTTGCCAGGTGCAGATGGTATGTTGATGTCCAAATTCTTTTCTATCACCAAAAAATACACCAACGTCTAGTCCAATGTTCCTATAGTCAAGTTCGGTTTGTGTTACTAGACTTTTATTTGGCACTATGACAATGCTTCGACCATACTCTTGCACACTTGCGCTCATGGTGGCGGTCATAATGGTCTTGCCCGCACCCGTGGCCACTTCTTGTATACATTGTGGGTTTTCTAGAAACCTATTGATAATCTCAACTTGATAGTCTCTTAGTAATATAGGTTGACCTTGTTGCGGATGCCCTTTGGGCCATGTCTGTTGGGCAAAATGATCTTCAGTGACACGATCAAATTCGAATCTAGTGGTGTACTCTCTGACATCATTGATGTCAATGTCGTATCCTTGTTCTTCAAGAATGGGAATGATCTCAGGTAAAAGATTGATATAAGTAGCACCGGCCAAACTGAAATAACTGACCTTGCCGTCCCATCGCCCTAAGCGAACTGCCGGTAAATATCGAGCACCCGGAATTTCGTATTTGAATCGATTGGTTAATGTGCGCCTAAGGTTGGCATCTAAGCCTTCGATGCGCACATTAACTTCGTCTTTAATTAGTAACTGGCACTTGGTCATCATCTATGCGCTGTGAAAAGAATACTACTTTGTCGGCGGCGTGTAACATTTGCTGTCTACGATTTCCTATCATTAAGGTATGTGTGGTAACCAATAAAGGTATATCTGCATCGGCCAACTTCCAATGATTGAAATAAACTACCTTCCCATCTTTAGCGGAGTTTGGAGTTGTTTTACGATCAATAATTTCCTCAACAGTGAAGTATTTGTTTAGTTGTTGTCGCATCACCGATGATCCGGA